TTCTGTAAACATTATATAATGCTTTTAGATAATGTTCTCACATATGATCAAAAAGTGTTCATATCTATCATTTGCGGAGGATTTTGGATTTTTTTCCGAACCTCCGAATGTTATAATCTCATTCCCAGACTTCATATTTTCCCTGTAATTTTCGTTTGCGCATGGATATATTTGAATTATTATGAACCATTGTTCTTACCAATTGGTCTTTTGGTTCTCATCGCTTATTCATTTGTCCCAAAGAAAGGACTCTAGGCCATTTTACTGAGAACTTTATCGTATTCCAATAAAGCTCTATCAATCGAATATCTGGTAAATACATTCGGGGTCATCATATTGAAAGCCAATTCATATAATTGTTCGACAACTCCAGTATCCATATACTTTTTGACACGACTTAAAACAAATGTTATAGATAGTCCTAAACCAAATACATCAAAGGTTGTCAGAGATTTATTTAGAAAATCCATATAGTTCTCTGGTTTTACAGCCATTATTAAATCTTCAAATTCCTTCCAATATTTATTGTAAAAACGGGTTCTCAAAGCAGTATCTTCCTTTCGGAAAATATAAGTATGCATATCAAAAAAAGCTTTTACAAAAGCCATCGACGTTTTCTGTCTTAAATTCGAGATGTATTTTTTTAATAATGTTGTGCGTTCAGCCACGGATTGACGTGCTAAACGTTCATATGTAGAACGATTTAAAATCATAACATCTATAGGATAATTCCAATGAGATTTGTTTCTACAGGCATTCTTGACACTACATTTCGTTGCTTCTGTTTTAGTAGAACGCATTAATCCAAAATCGATATAATTTATTCTGTGGTTCTCTGATTTATACACAATATTCTGTGGTTTTAAATCGTGATGAACCAAATCATTTTTCAAAAATGTTTGAATACCTAAAAAAAGTCTGCGGAATTCACGCCAAAATGTATTGACTTCTTTTGTAGGAGAACCTGCTTTCACCACTTTTCGAACCCATTTTTCCAAATCATCTCCACCATCTCCAATAATTAATAATGCCGTTTCTTCATTCAATTCTTTCGCCGTTTTCAGCTTCAACTTTTCATTGTAAATATCACATTTTTTAATGGCGCGAATAGCAGCAGGCGTCTGTTTTAAAGTGCATCTGGTAGGTTTTCCTGTGTAAAAATCACCCTTCTTATCCGCTTTTGAAATAATAGTATATTCTTGCATTTCGGCAATGGCCTCCTTCGACAACATCCATTTCGATAATTTGTTTTTATAAGAAACCGTTTTGTCGGCACATGAAAGACTGGGTTTAAATACACATCCAAATCCGCCTTCTCCAATTACTTCTGGTGTAGTCATTTTTTTAATTCTTATATAATTATGATATTTTCTTCATCCAGTAGGTTCTTTCTTTGGGACAAAATCCATCGACTCCATCATTTCAAGTTTTCGAATAGATTTCTCGAAATTGCTCGCCGTCTCTAAATTATTAAATAAATAATCCGTTCCTGGACTTTGTTCATTCTTCTTGATTTGCTTATACACTTCACCAATCTTTTCCACAACATTCCCTATCAATTCCTTCTTTGTGACTAATTCGATGTTCGTTGGAACAGGTTCTGTGAGAAGAGCAACTGCAAAATACAAAAGATATCGTCTCTTCTTACATGCTCCTGTAGTATATTTAATACAGAACAATGTAAAGAGAGAACCCATGAGTTTTTTTATAAAAGGATTTCCCAGGTTCTCACAATTCAAATTCAAACTGTCCCAAATAAGCCATATGATATCACGTTGGTATTTGTTTTCTACTGGTAAGGCTGACCGTTTTTCGCATAAACACGATTCGTGTCTTTTTCTACAAATCAAATCGAATTCAATAACCCATTCTACCCAATAACAAGCATTCACAGTATTCCTTTTTGACAAATGATAACTGAATTCGTTTATGGCTATATATAATTCTTTTGGATCCTCTTTTTTGAAAACTCCTTCGGCATATGTCATTGAATCCGCTTTCAATCTCTCTGTCATCTGTGTCATATCGAATTCTTCTACACGGTTGATTTTGATGGCTTCGAAACTGTGTTTGCGATTGGAATAGGTAAGAGTTGCAATAACCTCGGCGAATAACCGGCGAATGGTAGGATTATTTCGAAGTTGAAGTTCGGTTAAATGATGGCCTTGATGAATAATATTTCTAAAGACTTCAAATCGCATTTCTAAATAGGGGACGATTTTAGGATTTCCCAAATGAATATGTTTTCCAGCATAGTGAAGAATGGCTTCCCAGAGGTCCATGAAATGACCAGCACATATTAATTCTGCGGACCAATAACAAGCGGGTTCTATTTTACCATTTATCATGTTCTTAATAAGTTGGTTTCTGACTTCTGTCTTTTTATATTTAGAAAATGATTCTCCTTTGAAATGACCAGGTTCTCTTATATCATTAATTTCCATTGTCTTATATACCCTTTCGGATATATTCCATATATTTTTTGTCCGTAAAAAATATATGTTGTCTACTATTTTCCCTACTGAATTTACCTTTTGGACAACTATCTGGTATATTTTTATGTTCTATTTAGTGGCATTTATCGGGTTCCAAACATACATTTACCTTTATGACCTCGAATATACAGTCGATTGTAAAGACCATACATTCAAATGTATTCAAATCAAAAAAAAAGGGGATACTATTCATGAACCGTCAGATACCCCTGAATTATCATAAATATATATCAATATACTTATTCCGTCATAATTCTCGTTGCTACATTAATCGTCTGTAATTCCTGAGACATGAGTTTGAAAGCATACGGAACTTCAACTCTTGCAAAGTCGGTCTTGTTATTACACGTCCTACACAAATGAATAGTGAAATCAAGACCCTTCTTCTTCCCATCATTATAAGACGCCATCATACCACATTTCTTACACACATATACACTATATTTATCAGAAGCATCATATAATCTCTCACGACAGAACCGGGATGCACCGTGAGCCAACATGACATCACGTTCCATCTCACCTACTCTGAATCCTCCATCACGTGACCTACCTTCCGCCGGTTGTCTGGTGAGATTGACCATCGGTCCTATCGACCTACTGTGTTGTTTATCATTTACCATATGCTTGAGCCTTTGGTAAAAGACGGGTCCAAGAAATGTCGATGTCTCTAATTGTTCTCCTGTAAGGGCATTATACATAATCTCATTGCCATAACTCTCATATCCCACTCTCTGAAGTTCTTGTGATATGGTCTTGATATCCAAATCGCCGAAACTCGTTCCATCACCAAACATGCCTAACTCTAATAACACCTTTCCTAATAAGGTCTCTTTGAGTTGAGCAATCGTCATTCTGGATGGAATAGCATGGGGATTGATAATAATATCGGGGCGCAATCCGTCCTTTGTGAATGGCATATCGCACTCTGGAATGATATTACCTACAGTTCCCTTTTGCCCGTGCCTGCTTGATACCTTATCACCCATAACAGGTTTCCTGAGAATTCGAGCACGAACTTTCGCGAAATTGTATCCATCGCCATTACGCCCCGTATAATTCTTATCTATATAGGTCTCTTCGGTTGTCCTAAAGGTTTTACTCTGGTCTTCGTATTTGATAGGTTTCGTTGGGTCATTACGATTTTCCTTAATAGGAATGATTTTCGCAATAATCACATCACGATTTTCTACTAATGAGTCTTCCGGAATAAATCCTTGAGAATTCAGTTTGTCGTAATTACCGAATTTAATCCCCTTGGTCTTCGTCTTGTCCGGCTTACATCTGATAATCTCGTCTCTGATGATATTTTTGTCTTCATCCTTTTCTGTATGATAAATCGTTGCTAAGAAGAGACCTCTATCGATTGACGCTTTATTGATAAGAACACTATCCTCCTGATTGTATCCGGTATGGGTCATAATGGCCACATGAATTTGTGTTCCAGATGGAATTTGATTTAAATGAAGGAAATTCATCACACGAGTTTCTACTAATGGTCTGCTCGGATAATTCAACACATACGCCGTCTTGTCCATTCTTTGGTCGAAATTCGTTGCATAGACCCCCATAGCCTGTTTTGCCATTGCTGTCTGATAAGTATTTCTGGGAGCCTGATTATGCTCTGGAAAAGGAATACATGAAGCCAAAACGCCGAAAATAGTCGAAGGATGTATCTCACAATGAGTATATTTATAAGCCATTGCATGTTCATTTTCGAAAGAAGATGAACCTTTCGATTTCATAGCAATCATGGCATAATTCTGCTCATCTGGGTCGATATACTCGATAACTGATTCATCCAATCTGCAAGATGTCAGCAGGTCATTCCAAGCCAATTCCTTAGTCGCCAACTTATCAATAATTTCCTTTGTGACTAAAGCGCGATTGTCTTTGACTTTCAATACTGGCCTGGTTAATCTGCCACCATCATTACATATTCTTATTTCTGCTAGTTTATAATCGAAAATGATAGAGGTATAAATATTGATAATGCCTCTGTATTTCTTATCTTTCATATCTGTGTATAAATCAAATGGTCTATCAGTAACTCCTAACCAAGCACCATTGACAAAGACTTTGACTTTCGAATAAAGATCTAGCGGAGAAACGTCTTCGACTTTGATAATATAGGGTTGAACATATTGTCGAACGCCGACTGAAGAAGTCGGTATCGTCACATGCGTGAGATAACTAAGGTTTTTGACAATACCGATAGATTGCCCCTCTGGACTCTCTGCGCAACAATTATGTGTTACAAATGATGAGGCAACAAATGAGTGATTATCACTTCTGGTAGTAAAATCATAAACCATCTCCGGTTCAATTTCACGAATTGATAATAATAAATCGACAATATAAGACCCATCCTTCGATCTAACTAACATTCTATCGTCTTTATGTAAATTAGAAACACTTATCCAACTGTTTTTATTATTATTCGAAACAAGAAATGGGTGGTCTGATGTTGCTTTTATTTTTCTGCCATTTATTGTAGTTAATTCAAATAATTTATCTGGCATCTTACTGAAAAATGAATGAATATCTGTAGGTTCATCAAGAAGCGTTTTTGGATTTACACTATTTACAAAATCTCCATCGCGAATATCTTTTATTTTTTTTATAGTAATTCTATCTGACATCAATACTTCAGTATCACCAGTTAGACATAAGAAACCAAACGTTGTACCGTGTAGTTTTCTAGGTTCAACCATTTCACCACTCTTCTCCATAGGAGTATTAATTCTTCGTAAATGGCTAAGAGAAGCTACATAGGTCAATCTATTTAATACTTGAGCAACACCAACTCTCGTAGAACTCGACTGTTTGACACTGAAATCGCCCGTTGCAAGAGCTCGATTAATACCATTTTCAATTGTAGTCGATTTCATGATTTTATAGATGTTGGTCATATTGATAATGTTCTCGAAATCTTCCGTCGATCTCCACGAACCTGTATTAATCTCTCGAACAACCTGTTTCTGCATTTCTTTGACTAGTTTATTGAAGTAATTCCTGAAGAGGTTATTCAACAGTGTTCCAGTCAATTCAATACGTTTATTCAGGTAAGAATCGCGGTCATCAAGAGGTATCCATCCCTTACTTGTCTGAATGAGTTTCTTCGCCATATATCCCAAAAGGAACAATTTCTGTGGTAGAGAAGAGCAATGTGGAAATAGGTCATTGTCGAGAACTTCTTGGGCAAATTCTCGTTTCTTTCTAGCACCGGTTTCCTTGTCCATTCCCATAGGCATATAAGCAACTGAAGCAGTTATATGTCGCATAGCGTCTTCTTGTGTCATATACTTATTGGCATCAATAACAGATGCCTGTAGGAATGCCAATAGCTCCGAATGAATTTCCGAATCAATGTCCAAAAGAATATATGAACAGATTTCTTTATCGGTCATAACACCTAATGCCCTGAATAAAACGAATAATTCGATGGGTTGTTTGATACGAGGAATGGTAATATACAGTCCATGTCCGAAACCATTGTTCTTTGATGCAATCATCATTTCGATTTGTTTTGGTGAAATACATTTGAAATCGGGAACGGATTTGATTTCAGCGTAATAAGACCATTTCGTCGTATTCTTTCCATCGAAACAATAGATGCGGTTTTCGGCAGCACGTTCTTGTCCCAACACTGTCTTTTCTGACCCTTTAATGATGAAATACCCGCCACAATCCATATGGCATTCACCAGTATGTATGGGTTGTATGTGATGGTTCTGTGTAAGAACACATACCGATGATTTCACCATAATAGGCATTTTGCCAATATTGATTTTCGGCAAGAATTTCTGAATAACAGTGGGTTCGTTCGCGGCATTTCGAATAACATATTCTATCCTGATATCAATCGTCATCGTAGAAGCATATGTGAAATTTCTAAGTCGGGCTTCTTGAGGCAACATCATCTTTGTAGCACCATTGTTCTCATGGATTTGTGGTGGATATAGTTTAAAGTTCTCAAATCGAACAAATACCTCTAACGCATGTGTTCCATGCTCAGCAATGAAATCGTGGTCGGAATGTATCTTTACAGGATTGAACATTTCGATGGTTCTCTGGATTTGATGATTGATAAAATGGTCATATGACTCGAGTTGGTGTCTAACAAGACGCTCCAAATGCTGGCCTTGGAAATATGATTCAATAATGGCATATGGCTCCTCCACATATGAACCCAGATGACTGAGTAAAGTAGTAGAGAATTCCTTTATGACTCCATCGATAGCCTCATTGTCAATTGTCTTATTATCAATGGCTTCGTCATCGACCATTTTTGTATATAGTTCATCGACCACATTCAACTCATCAACCGGTTCAATCACCTGAACATTAGTTTTATCATTCGCTTTCTTTTTACCAGAACGACTTCTCTTATTCGTAGTAGTAGCAGCAACAGTAGGAGTTATCATAGAAGAAGACATTGTATGGGATGGATAACTAATATTCTTTACGGTTCAATTTTCTATATCGTTTATTTTATGTTTTTTTATAAAAATCAACATACAATATTCCTTTATGACAACCTAATTATAAACCTATTTATCAATGGTATAAAAAATAAATCGTAAATATCATAAATGAAACGGTTTATCCAATATATTGATCAGTATAAAGATAACCCTGCTACAAAACAAGACTATATGACTATAGGGCAAGCCATACAGGCAAATTATACAGGTTATAAAATCGGTCCAGTCCCAATACAAAATTCATATGAAGAATGGCAAAAGAAACACGAAGTTTTTACTACAAAAAAAATACCATACACGATTGAAGCAAAAGTAGAGAACATTCAAGATATTATAAACATTATCGACCAAAATCCAGTCAATCATGAATATGAATACAATATAGACCTACAATCACTTCATCAAATTAAATCTGAACTTATGGTTCTCGAAAAAATGGTCGGATTAAAAACTCTAAAACAATCTGTAGTAGACCAACTATTATATTTTATACAAAATTTGCATACAGGTTCAGCGGGTGATTTTAAACACACAATTCTTTTAGGACCACCCGGAACTGGCAAAACCGAAATAGCCAAACTTATGGGTCAAATGTATTCCAAAATAGGTGTTCTCAAATCTCATATTCCCATTTTCAAAAAGGTAACACGTGCGGATTTAGTAGCAGGTTATTTGGGACAAACTGCTCTTAAAACACAAAAGGTGATTGAGAGTTGTTTAGGGGGTGTTCTCTTTATTGATGAGGCATATTCCTTAGGTGATCCATCCGATATGTTTGCAAAAGAATGTGTGGATACGTTGTGTGAAGCAATGAGTAATCATAAAGATAATTTAATGGTTATTATTGCGGGATATGATAACGCAATTAAAGAAGGATTTTTAAGGATGAACCCCGGATTAGAATCCAGATTTCTCTGGAGGTTCTCAATGGAGGCATATAGCCCATCTGAATTACAATCAATCTTTATGACAAAAACAAAGGATGAACATTGGAACCCTCCTGAGAACTTGGACCATAAATGGTTTGAAAAACGAAAAAAAACATTTAATAATTATGGTCGTGATATGGAAAGTTTGCTGACCTATACAAAAATCCAACATGGCCGTAGAATTTTCGGAAAACCTGGAAAAAAAAATCTAACGATGGAGGATTTAGAAAAAGGTTATGAAATTTTCTTAAAAAATAAAGAAAATAAACAATCGGTTCTCCAAGATATGTATTTATAAATCCCTTTTTCGTTCTTCTTTCGTTCTTCTTCTTCTTCCGTTGTATGTTAAATGAATATTTTCGGAAGATGATATAAGTATGTCAAAAACAATCCAGATAAATCCGGACTTATTCAATATATCAAGTTCATCTACTAGAAAGAAAACTCCATCGGTAAAACCGCCAAAGATTGAATTAAAATCATCTATTAAAACCCAAAAACAAAAAACGCTTCGCAAAAATGTTCTCAAAATGATCCGCGAAAAACAACAGGAAGCATATAGAGAACTTTTTGACAAAAAGAAAAAGCCATCCTCTTCCTCTTCCTCCTCCTCATCGGATAAAACCGCTTTTGAAAAAGATTTCGATAGTTCTCTAGAATTCTTTTCGTCTTTGGCAAATAAAGTCGAAAGCGAACCCAACGCTACTCTTAAAAATTATGATGCTATTAGTTCAACCCCATCAGCCATAGCGCCTATTCAACCGCCTATATTTATACCTACGTTAGAACCACCAACATCGGTTTCTTTACTCGAACCATCTGCATATATACCCCAAATGAACCTAGCACCTCCACCCAAATTCGGTTGTCTTAAAAATGGTTCTCTACCTACATATCGAACATATACTCGTAAAAATTATGTGGGCGGTTCCCCGCCAACCACAACTATCAATCAATCCTTTATGACACCTACAAATACTTCATTTGGCGAAAGTTCTCTACAAATAAATACAGATGACCCTTTCGATAAACCACTCTTAACAGGCGGTGCATCAACGCCATTTACGCCGAAATTTATCGAACAATCTCAAAAATTCGATAAAATTCATCAAGGAAAAATAACCACGCCGACTTCAAAAGCCGAACGCAAAATACGTTATAGAAAACGCAAGAAGATTTATAAGAGAACTTATAAAATAGGCAGGTCAAAAACAGAACCTAAAGTTGGTGTTCTCGTTTCTAATAAAACAATCAGGTCCAGAATAAGCACTGAAGCACAACTTCTCAAACAAACACCTATTCAAGATGTTCGCCGCTTTTTAATAAAGAAAGGATTCATTAAAGTAGGCACAAATGCACCGAATGATGTCTTACGAAAAATGTATGAAACTGTTAGTCTTGTTTGTGGAGAAATTCAAAATCATAATCCTGAGAACCTGCTTTATAATTTCATTAATGATAAAGAATAATAATATACCTATTCATTACGCAGATGTTTTTCCTCCATCTCATCTATTTGGTCCATTTCAGCTATAATGACATAACACCAAATAAAAAGTAATCCTAAAAATACAATTGAGAACACAGTTGAACAATAATAAATACAATTCCTTCTGCGAACCCTAATTGAATCATTTTGAACATTATTATCTACATCTAATAAATCCATACAATCATCACAAAATGTAATTGAAATGTCTTTTTGTTCCATTCTATATCTCTATTAATAACCCCAAATAACCTTTATATTTATTATTATAAATATAAATATATTTCTTTATGACTTTATAGAGAACCATGGGACCAAAAAAAACACAATCTATTTATGATACTTATTTTCAAATTACTGATGAGAACACTACAAAATATGGACCGAGAACTATTCTGTTTTATCAAGTCGGCGCATTTTTCGAAATGTATGGTATTCAAACTTCTAAGGGAGTTATTCGATCTAAAGTCGAAGAATTCACCCAGATTGCACAGTTGAATATGTCGGCAAAAGAAATCGACACTCCTGAAGGTGCTGTCATTATGGCCGGTTTCAGAGATTACTCTCTGGATAAATATTTGAAAGTAGCCACACAAAATGGTTATACTGCCGTTGTATATGTCCAAAACATGACTAATCCTAAACTGATTACTCGAGAACTATATGGAGTTTATTCTCCAGGCACATTTATTTCATTTGATACAGATAGTTCTCAAACTTTATCTAATAACATTGCCTGTATATGGTTAAATAAATACACTCCTACTCGAGGCCCATCCACATTAGTATGTGGTATTGCCAGCGCACATATTTTCACAGGAGAAACTTCTATTTTTGAATATGAAACCCCCTACTTAGCTAACCCCACTACATTCGATGAATTAGAACGGTTCATTACAACAATAGCACCTAGCGAAGCAATTATTATATCATTCCTTTCTGACAAAGAGACGAGCCAAGTTATACCATATTTTGGATTGAGAACCCAGACTATTCATCAAGTTCTCATGAATACAGATAATGGACAACCATCAGAAACAACGCCTAAGAGAACCCAAGTTGAAAATTGTCAAAAACAAACATTTATAACTCATGTTCTCTCTACTTTTTTCGGAGAAGAAGCCTATCAAATTTGTCAAGAATTTCAAACAAGACAAATTGCAACACAAGCTTTTTGTTATCTCCTCAATTTCATTCAAGAACATAATCCCGATCTAGTAAAAAAAATAGCCATTCCACAATTCTACAATTCAAAACACAGGGTCATCTTAGCAAATCATACTCTTAAACAACTCAATATCATAGATGATGATAGTCTGGATGGCAAACAAGCCGGCAAGTTCTCATCCGTTGCGTCGTTTTTAAACAAATGTTCAACCGCAATGGGAAGGAGAACTTTTCAAAAACAAATTACTAATCCTACTACGGATACGGAATGGCTGAATACTGAATATGACCAAATACAATCCTTTATGACAACTGATGAAGAGAACTTTGCCGAACTCCGACGTCAATTGCGTACAGTAAAAGATTTGGAGAAAATCTGTCGCCAAATTATTTGCAAGAAAATATTCCCCAATACTATTTTTCAAATGGTTGATAGTATAACAACTATCAAAACTCTCATGAATGAAATTTCTAAAGACAAGGTTCTCAATATTTATTTATCAAAGGGTGTTGAGAACCTTTTCGATAATATTTCTGAATTTTTAAATTATATGAATACTGTCGTTCATATTGATAAATGTCGTGGAATGGAAACTCTATCTTTCCAAGAAAACATTTTCAAAACAGGTGTTTTCGAGAACCTTGATGCCATTTCCAAAGAATATAATGAATCAATACTTCTTTTTGACAATATACGACAAGTTCTCAATAAAATTATGCAACAATCCTCTTTGGATGACACCGATTATATTAAAGTTCATGATACCGAGAAATCTGGTTCTTCTCTCCAATTAACAAAAAAACGCGCAGAAACTTTGCGAAACTGTCTTAAAGAATCAATCGTCATTCATCCTACCTTGACAATTCAACCAAAAGATATTCGGTTTATTAAAGCATCGTCTTCAATGGAAGAAATCGAATTCCCTCAATTGACTAGTCTTCTTAAAAAAATCATGACAACGAAAGAAAAAATGTCCGAAGAAATAGCAAAGGGATTTTCGACACTTTTGAGAACCTTGGAAAAAGAATGGTATGATAAGATTGAAGGATTTATTCAATGGGTTATTCGTTTGGATGTTCTCCAATCTAAAACTTATGTGGCTAAAAAATACAATTATTGCCGACCTTCCATTTCGACTTTATCCGATGAACGTTCTTTTTTCGACGCAAAAGGTGTCCGACATGTTCTCATAGAACATCTACAACAAAATGAAGTGTATGTCACAAACGATTTAGCATTGGCATCCTCACAGTCAGAATATGATGGAATTTTACTGTATGGCACTAATGCAGTAGGTAAGACGAGTTTCATTCGTGCAATCGGTATTTGTATCATTATGGCACAGGCTGGTCTATTCGTGCCTTGTTCGTCTTTTACTTATCGCCCTTATACCGCTATTTTTTCGCGTATTTTGGGAAATGATAATTTATTTAAAGGTCTTTCTACATTTGCGGTTGAAATGTCTGAACTCCGTGTCATTTTGAAAAACGCCGACCCATATAGTCTCATTTTAGGCGACGAATTATGCTCTGGAACCGAAATAGA